TTTCTCCCAAGGTATCATATTTTCTAACTCTGTTAATGAATATTTATGATGATGCATCAAGGCAAAATTAATTCTAAAGTATGACTCAAGATCAGTATGAGCCATACTTACGCGAAAAAAGATGCTAACCCTTCCAGTAAAACATCATTATCAACTTCAGTATTTGGATTTTTTACCTTTATTGTATGCGACAATTTAGGCATAGTTACAAAGAAATCTTCAACTTCTTTAAATTGCTTTGAACTAAGTTGTTCAAGAAAATCACGAATTTCTTTTTTAGTGCAATCTTTTGCAGACCAAGATTCTTCTTCATTATATATTTGTTCGATACATGATCCAATAATTTCAAAAGTATCATCTACATTAATATCAGATATAGCAAAGTTACTTTTTACAAATTGTTCCATTGATGGATACTTCATTCTCAAAGTAAGAGAATCATCTAATCTAATATCACGAGAATGTTTTTCATCAACTTGAATCATAATATCATCAAGTGCAATTGTTATTGGAACTTTTGTTTCTCCATCGTCAGGACAAGTAACAAGAACTTCAACTTCCTCACCAACAGATTTGCCACGAATATTGAGAAACAAATATTCAATATCAAATGTAGCAAGTTCTTCTACTTTAATACCGCGACTTATAATACAATTTTTAATTACAGTTTTAACTGCATCAGTAATCTGCTTTGGATCTTCACTCTCCATAGCCATAATAAGAATTTTTTCTTCTTTAACCAAAAATGGTCTATATTTAATTTTTTTTCCGATAGAAGGAATTATCAACTCATAAGTTGGTGTGGAAATTTTTGGTAAAGGCATTACAATCTTTGCACGTCAGTAAAATTATTTAGATGGGATATTAAATCATTTTAAACGAACTATCAAATGTACTAGGACTAAAAAATCCAGCATTCAAAATTGAAGAATCTTGTAGGGAAAATGTGCTAGCACTAGAGCTACTATTATACAAACCCGAGTAGGCATTAAATGTGGTATCATTAGGCGATGGGAGTCCATTATCTAAATTTGTACCACTAAATTTAGAGGCATTACCAGAATTTCCTTTCGTTGGTTCCTCTTTATTACCATCCGTTCCAGTAGCATAATTTATAGAGTATGACTGTCCCGCAATATAACGTTCGTAGTTAAATGATGCTGTTGCTTTTAATATTTGAGAACCTTCATAGCTAACTGTAGTGGCATTCAATGATATTGGAAATAACCCAATAAATCTATACTCAATATATCTCTTATAATCTTTTTCAAATTTTATAACTTTGGTATAATCGCATTTATATTCATCAGGATATCTCATTCTAAAATAATACCCCCTCTGCACTGGATCTACAGCATCAGAACCAGTAGTGGAACCACTAGAAGCAAATTCCATCCAATGTTCAAGAAACTTTAATGCACGATACTCATTATCAACATAAAAGTCCAAATCCATTTGAACAAATTGTCTTGTGTGTATCATCCTTTCGGTGACACCTTGAAAATTTCCTACAATATCTGCTGTAGCAAAACTACTTCCAGGTAAAGATGCTCTAGAACAAAGGAGACCAATTTCTTCTCCAAGAAATCTACTATCCATACCTCTTTGTTTAAGATATGTCATCAAATTTGGAGAAAATCCACCAAACTGCATCAAATAATTTGACGTAAGTGCTACGTTTGATATAAGAGGTTTTATTTGTGATATCTTTTTAGGAAATGGTCTAGGCACTCTAAATATCTTATATGTGATTATTAGTTATTTAGATGTCATATAAGGGAAAATATTCACCATCACGTCCCAAAAAATATAAAGGTGATCCAACAAATATTGTTTATCGTTCTCTCTGGGAACGAAAGTTTATGGTTTACTGTGATAATAATGAAAATATATTGGAGTGGGGTAGTGAAGAAATTGTTCTCCCATATCGTTTACCTGTTGACAATAGAATTCATAGATATTTTCCCGACTTCTATATCAAATATAAGGACATCAATGGTAAAATTAAACGTTCATTGATTGAAATTAAACCATTAAGGCAATGTTCTCCACCATCTAAACCAAAGAGACAAACAAAAAAATATTTAAATGAAGCTTACGAATATGCCAAAAATCAGGCGAAGTGGAAAGCAGCAAAAGAATTTTGTGAAGATCGAATGTGGGAATTTAAAGTATTCACTGAAAAAGAATTAGGTATCAAATAATGGCAAGAACCATTAAGACTGGCGGCAGACTTGGAAGTAAGTACTATTATGTTTATGAAACTGGTGAAGTAACGTCTAGTAGTGATTCCAATATCAAAATTGGTTCTAATGTATACGAATCTGGAATTCGTAAAGACCCAAGACCTGCTAGTAATAGACCAACTGATACTGATGTAAATCGAAATAGGATTCGTGTTGTAACTAATAATATTACTGGCGTTAGAGACCCTGATATTGTAATGGGAGAATTGATAAAAGTATTGGATAAATCTGAAGCACCAATACCTGGAAAGTTATATGTTTATCGATATCAAGCGATCACACCTGGTATAAGATTTGATAGAAATCCTGTGGTTCAAATGCGTACACCATTAGAAGATGGTTGGATTGCAGAGAACTATCATTGGTTAGGTAGAGGTCAATCAATCAGAAGATATCTTGCTAATGAAGTTGTGACAGATGGAATTTATGAGATATATCCATCTGAGTTAAGGGATGTTCTTATGCTCCCTTTAGCAGATTTTGCTATGAGTAGCTAAATACTTAAAAAATACCGTCTATAATGTTTACAGAAGACGACTATAGCGCACTATTGGCAACTTCTTTTACAAATCCAGTTAATTTGGGTATTGATTTAAGCAACGGAGCTTTTAATGCACTTGCTGGACAATCTAATCAGAATTCTACAAATGAACAGGATGGTCAAGGTGCTCAATCTCAACTCAATCTAAGATATCCTAAGCAAAGACTTGATGAGAGTGCAGATTATCTGTCAATCTTATGTTTTGACTATAAGTCAAGTAATGAAATATATGGACTATCAAATTCTGGCAATAATGGTAAATCATTAACAGATTTACTTTCTAAATTAACAAGTAAAGCAGATGCTATAGAAAAAATTCTCGATGAGAATAGTGAAGACGTTAAATTGATGGAAAATATACAAACCATCTATTTACCAATACCTCAAAATGTTTCAGACAATATGTCTGTAGGGTATGCTGAAGATACTTTAAATCCATTGCAAGTTGCTGGTCTTGGTGTTGCACAGGGTCTTATAGAGGGTAAAGTATTTGATAAAGAGGCGAGAAATACGGTATTCGAAAATTTGAAGAAAGCAGGAGTAAAAATAAGTCAGGAAGAACAAAATGCATTAGCAAATCTGGTTGCATCGAAAGCAATCAATCAATTTGGTGCTAATGTAAGACCACAATCAATCATCACAAGGGCAAGTGGTCAGATTTTACAATCTAATTTAGAGTTATTATTCAATAACGTTACTCTTAGATCTTTTCCATTTACCTTTGATTTTACTCCCAGAAATGCTGATGAAGCAAATGAAGTTGCAATGATAATTAGAACAATAAAACAAGGAATGGCACCAAAGAGAGGAGAGAATCCTGCAATTTTTATTAAATCGCCCAAATTATTTAAACTATCATATTTAAGAGGTAGTACTCCTCACCCATTTTTAAACAAAATGAAAACGGGTGTAATAACAGATATGTCAGTTAATTACACTGGGTCAAATACTTATGCAACATATGATGATGGAACACCAGTTCATATGACAATGCAATTTACTTTTAAAGAAATTAATCCAATTTACAATGAAGATTATAACGTAGGTGGAACTAACTCACTCGCACCTGGTACAGGAGTAGGTTACTAATGTCATATTTTAGAGAATTACCTGATATTGCATATCAGTCAAGTCTTCAACATAAAATCTCTTCAAAAGAATATGTTGCAATTAAAAATCTTTTTCGTAGAGTAAAGATTAGAGATTCTATTCAAGACAGAGCAACTTTATATTCTAAGTATACCATCCTTCAAGGTCAACGACCAGATACAATTGCGGAAAAATTTTATGGGTCTTCTGATTTAGATTGGGTTGTTGTATTATCTGCAAATATAACAAATATTAGAGATCAATGGCCATTATCTAATAAAGATCTTTACATTTATTCTGAAAATAAATATGACACAGAACTGAATGATATTCATCATTATGAAACCCTTGAAGTAAAAGACTCCAAGGGTAGATTAATTCTTCCTCCTGGTCAAAGAGTTGACCAAAATTTTACCATTCCCGCACCATATGATGCTACGATCACTGGTAATAGTTATGTTTCAAGAGGTGCATATGAAAATACAAAATATACAGGAACAGGTGACATTAGTCCAGTAATTGGCATTTCAAATTTTGTTCATGAAACAATTGAAAATGAAAAGAAAAGGAAAATATTCATATTGAAGTCAAAGTACTTAGGGCAGTATTTGAATGAGATAAGAACTATTATGAACTATAGTGAAAGTTCCCAATTTATTGATGAGAGACTTATCAAAACTGAGAACACTAGACTAATTGGTCCATAAGAGTTCTAAACTTTTATCAAAGACCATCACATAGCGGTGTTTTTGAGTTCTATCTCTCCATTCACCTTCTTCCCCTTTAACACTTCCTCTAGAGTGTTTAGTTCCGTCTGCAAAGTAAAAATCTTTCTTTCTGTCTGATAGGCCACAATACTTAAAATTGCAAGCACGATAAATTGTGCCGCCATGAAAATTGCTATCAGCATACGAAATGATAGCTCGGACTTTAGTATCTTTTCTAAATTGTTTAATCGCTCTAGCAACGAACCAAGAAGTAATGTTATACTCTTCTTGTTGAGTGTTGGGGTGGATACAGAGTCTGGAGAGTTCAAAGAGTCCTTGCTGTTCATAACGTTCTAATCCAAATGCACCTTTTGCTATTTCAGGAACAGGGAGACCTGTAAAAATACAGACTCCCTGGATGCCTCCAATATTCAGAGGACAAAATTCGTTATTTTTATATAGACCATAATTATATCCAGACTTAAAAGTTTTGGATATATCCTTCAAATAATGAAACCGCAGAAGTAACTCTGCGGCATCAGATTTAGTTACACGGTCTATTGTGTAATCAGATTTCACTCTTCAGCAAGACGTGCGAAGTATGCCAGAGTATCATCTTCATCAGTGTTAGAACTACGAGTAATATCTGGATCATTAAAATCACCAGCATCAGTACTGTACTCACCAGGAGTAGAAGTTACTGCAGGAGCAATACCACGACGCTCATCATTGAACTGGCGCTCTTCCTGAACAGATTCTTCATCTTGGAAACGAGGAGTGCCTTTGTTACCAAGAACATAATCTAGACGCTTTTTCAGTGCGTCATAGTCCTTAAACTGGTCGGCACCAACAAACTCTTGCAAGGAAGATTGCTTTTTCCAGATTGCTTCCATTGCATCATCATCTTCAAGAAGTGCATCTTGACGTGCAAACTCTGAAGAATCATAGTTGCGATAACCAGCAACATTCTTTGCCTTCAGTTTAAAGTTGGCACCCTGCCAGAAGTCAAACGGATCAATTGCTTCCTCGTCCTCAAACTCAGGTTGCATTGCGGCAGTGAGTTTGTCAAAGATTTTCTTACCAAATTTGTAGAGCATAACTCTACCTTCATTAGAAGGGTTAGTAGGATCTTTGACAACATAGATGTTTGCAATGTAAGTCAGTTTACGTTTCTGCTTACGTGCTTGTTCTTTACCTGCATCAGTGCCGTTGTTCCACAGCATAGAGTTGTATTCAGACACAGGATCTTTCTGACCCAAACTGGTCAGAGAGTTTTCAATATACCATCCACCAGTGCTTTGAAAAGCGTGAGAATAGAGTTTGACGAATGGAAGGTCTTCTCCTTCTGGAGCAGGCAGGAAACGGATAACGGCATAACCATTGCCGCCTTTATCACACTCCAATTTCCAGAAACGGTCGTCAGAAGAACTGCTACCGTTGTTATTCATTTTTTCTACTTCCTTGACCAATTTTTGAGTCAGGGAGCCAAGCTTAGATTGCTTTTTAAGGTCTGCGAAAGACATTTGGATTACCTTGGATTAGTTTGGATTTGGGGGATTTGCTTAGATAGTATAACAGGGAAACCATCAAGTGTCAATATAATCTTTCAATGCTTCGATGGTTGCATTCATACTATTAAATAACATAGTCATATCGGTTTCTGGTGGAAAACCCATCATTGTAACCGACTTGCGGAGGTTCTCTTTCATTTCAATCGCTTGAGGATCGTCAGAAAGAGTTAATCTAGTATACATCACTTTTTGCTTTTCAAGTAATGTTGATAATATTTCTATATGTTTTAACTTGTCATCATTAGACATAGAACTAAAATCAAAAAGAGATCCATAGATTTCTTCTTGCAGATTATTAATATCAGTTAGTTCTTCCTGAATGATTTCAGAGTCAAAAAATTCACTCATCACTTTCTTCAATTACTTCTGTTTCAGCGGGAGTTGCAACTTCTTCTGCATTGGATTCTTCAATTTGTTGAAGAACGTCAATAGCACCTTCAAGTTTAATAAGGGTGACACGGGCAGTTTCAAGTTGCTGCGTCATTTCATCTTTTTGCTTAATCAAATTTTCAAGAACAGTTTTATTATCAAGAGCCATTACTAATAATCTCCTTTAGAATTCTTTTGTAGTTGAACACATCAATATTTATGAAGGGTTCATATTTCTTTAATTTTAGACTTACGGTTTCCCACACAGGATCATTTAACTTTTTATCAAAGTTTTTAGAAAAATGGAAAATTTTGTTTAAGATTACGAAATTTTCTAGCGACAATCTCCCGCTTAGATATTCTTTCAGAAGGATAGGATGTCCTTTGGAACAATCGAATAGTTTTTTGAATTCGTTCTCCAAGAACAACTCGTTGCTTTGTTCTTTGAACAAGTAAGTCGAACTCTGTCTCCGTTTTTTCCATTCGGCGTAAGTCCTTTCGCCAGAATTGATAATTTCTCCAATCCATAGGTTTTGTGGGTTATCTGCAGCAGAAAAATTAGACACCAAAAAATCAACGACCTCTTCATCGGAATACTTGCGAGAAGTCTTCTCAAACCAATACTTGTCTTTCCTCTTATTGAAAGAGGTTACACTAGCACGGGTTTTTGCTCCGTATTTAAAGAAGTCGTATTTAGGATTTGTAAAATGATTTTTTAGTGACAAATAATGTTGATAAGTTTCAAAGGGTGTC